TTGGAACAGTAAACAACGCATCGTTATATCGTGGAAAATACCGTGATGAAGTCTACGAAGACGAAGACGAAAACACGGAAGAAGCGGTAGAGACACAAGAAGCGGACCCCGAAGAGGCTACTCCGCAGGAACAGTCAGACAGCTTCGTGGAATCCAAACAGGAAGAAACCCACGATTACAAGAAACGGTACGACGATTTGAAACGTCACTACGACAGCAAAGTAGGGGAGTTCAAGGGTGAAATCGAAAGTCTGAGGAAGGCAATGACAGAACGAGCATCAGAGATGCCCCGTGGTGTTACCCCACCTAAGACTGCAGAAGAACTCGAAGATTTTAAAGAACGTTACCCCGACGTGTTTGAAGTGGTACAGACTGTTTCATCTATTCAAACCGAATCACAGGTTGCAAAACTCCGCGAAGAACTAGGTTCTATCAAGGAGCGGGAAAAGGAACTAGAAAAGCAGAAAGCGTACGAAGAACTGCTACGGCTCCAACCCGACTTCAACGAAATCAAGTCAGATGAAAAATTCTTGGCTTGGCTCGAAGAACAACCTACATCAATCTCAGATGGCATCTACAGTAACAACAAGGATGCTAGATGGGCGGCACGGGTCATAGACCTCTACAAAGCCGACTCAGGCTTAACTAAGAAGAAGACCAAATCATCATCAGCAGCAGATGCTGTCACTAAGACCCCTGCACGGGACGTGAAGACGGAAGCTACTGGTGGTAAAAAGATTTGGAAAGCTTCAGAAATCGGCAAGATGAAGCCACACCAATTCGAGAAATTAGAAGCTGAATTGGACGTGGCACGTTCAGAAGGTCGAATAGACTTTAACTCTTAACCTCAAATAGAGGAAGGACAAACCAATGGCTTTTGATAGCGCATCAGGTTACAACAACCTGCCTTCCGGTAACTTTACACCGGAAATTTTCAGCCAAAAGGTTCTCAAGTTCTTTCGTCGTGCTTCGGTTGCGGAAGATATTACCAACACTGACTACGCTGGCGAAATTGAGAACTATGGCGACACGGTTCGTATTATCAAGGAACCAACAATCACTGTATCAAGCTACTCTCGTGGCTCAGTGGTTAACCCACAAGATTTGGCCGACGACCAGACAACTATGATTGTCGACCAAGCGAATGCTTTTGCATTCAAGATTGACGACATCGAAGAGCGTCAGTCACATGTCAACTTCGAGGCACTTGCCACTTCTTCGGGTGCATACTCGCTGAAGCGTAAGTACGACGCTAATGTCCTCGACGCTATGGCAACCAACGCTGGCCTGACAGGTGAATCAGGTGCATCCGTTGCTCAGATTGGCAGCATCGGTACACTAGGTACGGCTCTGGACATCGGCGGCGCAACTAGCCCCGGCGACACAGCAGTCAACACCATGTTGGTTATGGCTCAAGCCCTAGACGACCAATCAGTTCCAGAAGAGAACCGTTGGTTCGTTGCTCCCCCAGCTTTCTACAAGCATCTGTTCTCAGCAGGTTCAAAGTTCGCAGAAGTACAGGTTACTGGCGATGCGACTTCACCTCTGCGTAACGGTCTTGTGTCGTTGGGCAACATTGCTGGCTTCCAGTGCTACAAGTCAACTGCCCTCGTTTCTAACGGCGGCACTGACCAAGTAACATTGTCAGGTCTGGCTACAGACGGTACTGAGAACGTCATTCTTGGCGGTCACATGTCCGCAACTGCAACTGCTTCGCACATTGCGAAGACCGAAGTTGTACGTTCAACTGAAACCTTTAGCGACATCGTTCGTGGATTGCATGTATTCGGTCGGAAAGTTCTCCGTCCTGAAGCTATGGTTCGCGGCGTTGTTAGCCTCGACTAGAATAGGGAGAATATAATATGGCTACTTATCAATCTTCAGCCGTTACGGCTCAAGACGCTAACATCCCTGCTGGTGGTGGCGCACACGTTGCTGTCGTCAAGCTAGATTTCTCATCTACCAATCTTGGTACATCAGAATCTATTGACGTGATGCACGTTCCTGCAGACACAGTTGTACTGAACGCCTACTTGGAAGTTCTTACTGCTGGTGCAGGTGACCTCGACTTGGGTGACGACACAGACCCTAACCGTTACGTAGCTGCCTACGACGGTTCTGGTGCTGGTGTTGCCCCTGCCGCTGGTACTGCAGGTGGATTCTTGTACAATGCTAATGACCACATCGTTATGACAAACGGTGCTACGGACGCATTTACAGGTGTTGTTAAAGTTGTGGCAGTGATGACTCCGGTATCTGCTGACCCTGCGACTGCAGCAACCTTCGCCTAAATAATCTTGGGGGCAGGGCAACTTGCCCCCTTGACTCTTTATTTATTTTGTGATATAAGCAATAACCTTTGCCGGGGGTAAATATACAATGGCAGCTAAGAAATCAAAAAGCCCTACACCAAAAAACAAAGCCCTGTATTCTCGCGTCAAGGCCGAAGCAAAGAAAAAGTTCAAAGTGTACCCAAGTGCATACGCAAATGCTTGGCTGGTAAAAACCTACAAGAAGCGTGGCGGGACGTACGCCTAATGGCTAAACCAAAGGGCGGCTTAACCAAATGGTTCAAAGAAGATTGGCGAGATGTAAAAACTGGCAAGAAGTGTGGTCGTTCTGGTTCAGAGAAAAAGAAACGTCCGTATCCAGCTTGTAGACCTGCCAAAGTTGCCAAGCGCATAACCAAAAAGGAAGCAGCTAAGAAGACGGGACCAGCCAGAGTAAAATGGTCTGTTACTGCGTCAGGAAGAAAAAGGAAGAAAAGTGGCACCAAGAAAACCTGATAAAATGCCAGCCCGTAACAAGAAGAACTTTCGCCCTACAAAGAAAGGTGCTGGAATGACTAAGGCGGGGGTAGCTGCCTACCGCCGTAAGAATCCCGGTTCTAAACTTAAGACTGCTGTAACAGGCAAGGTCAAGCCGGGCAGTGCCGCAGCAAAGCGTCGCAAGTCATTCTGTGCTAGGTCGGCTGGGCAAATGAAAAAGTTTCCCCAAGCTGCAAAGAACCCTAACAGTCGTTTGCGCCAAGCGCGAAAGAGATGGAAATGTTAAATTTACTCATAGGTCCTGTGGCAGAACTTGCTGGCACTTGGATGGCTGGTAAAGTAGAAGAAAAGAAAGCACAAGCAAAAACAAAGGTAGCCAAAGCAGAAGCAGAAGCTATCGTCATGCAAAAGAAAGCCACCGGAGAAATCGATTGGGATTTGGAGATGGCAAGGGGAAGTCAGTCATCGTGGAAAGACGAGTGGCTGACAATTTTATTTAGTCTACCACTTATTTTAGCGTTTGTTCCGGGGATGGAAGAACTTGTACGTAACGGATTTCAACAACTTGAGCAAATGCCTGAATGGTACCAGTACAGCTTGGGCGTTATTGTTGCTGCAAGCTTTGGAACACGAGCAGCGACGAAGTTCTTTGGAAAGAAGTAAACATGGCAGAATTGACAATGGAAAGATTCCTCAAGTGGAAGATACTACCCCGGTTTATGATGCTGATGATGTCAGTGTCAGCGTGGAGAGTAGTGGAATGGTTCATGCTTCTGCCAGACCCGACAACACAGCAGTCGGCACTGGTAAGTGTAGTCACGGGGGCAATGACAGGTGCATTTGCGGTATGGTTGGGACATGAAAAATGAAGTATAACGTATCACACTTCCTAGACAAACTAATCGAACACGAAGGCATGGTGCTTACGGTGTACCAAGATACTTTGGGCATAGACACCATCGGTATAGGCCGAAACCTAAAAGACCGGGGTATCAGCCCAGAAGAACTAGCCTACATGGATATACCTAACATGGCTATCGTGTACACAGAGGGTATCAACGAAGCAGACGCCCGCTACCTTGCTATGAACGACATCAAGATAGTAGAAAACGAACTGTGCAAAGTACACACATGCGTAGACGACCTAGATGCAGTGCGCCAGTTAATCTTGATGGACATGGCATTTAACATGGGTGTGCCGCGCCTATGCAAGTTTAAAAAGATGTGGAATGCTATACACGAGGGTAACTTCGATGCCGCAAGTCTTGAGATGATGGATTCGCGTTGGGCAAGGCAGGTGGGTTCGCGGGCAAGAAAGCTTTCGGACGCAATGAAGTCAGGGGAGTTTTAATGTCTAAGGGTAGAGCCGCACACAAAAGTGCTGAAAAAAGTATTGATTCTGTACAGGGGTCTATACGCAATGATATGCGAAACAAGTTTTACGGTCCTTACCCATCACAGAAAGGCGGCATAAGCGTACCAGAACGTCCTTCTAAAAAGGCTATAGAACTAATGAAAAAGGGTAAACCTGTAGCTTTTACGTAAACTGATGACAGCTCACGTTTTTTTGTTGCTTGTGTACATAGGCACAGGGAACTTTCGTACCTTAGAAAGCGGCGACATGTATTTCTGGGACATAAACGAATGTAACTACTTTGCTTCTCGTGTAACCAAACGATATGGCAATTATCAGTACAACGATTTTATCGACCCAAAAGACAGAGTAACAGCGTATTGTGTACCTCGCTATGTAAATCCAGATGACGTAAAGGTATATTGAATGCCCCCTAGAAATCACAAACAATGGACTAAGACTCCTAACATAGAACACATCAGTTCGCTTATCTATTCTGACTATGACCTGTACGAGCAAGAGATTGAAAAGATATTTGCTAAAGTATGGGTTCCTGTGTGTCACATCAGCGAGATGCGTAACGAAGGGGACTTCAGAACCGCAGAAATTGCTGGGATTCATGTTATTGCGTGGAATACCAGTGGCGGTGTAGTAGCAAAAAAAGATACGGGCGTACATAAGCTATCTGGTAATATGGAAGTACTCACAACCGGGTTTCCACTACACTGTGAAGTAAAACATGGTGGTATGGTCTGGGTTACTTTAGACCCTAACCCAACTCAGAGTGTAGAAGAGTGGACAGGTGGTGCTTTTGATTGCATTGCTGGTGCTATTGATGCTGAAGAACTAGAAGTGTTTCATTACCACAAGGCAGTTATCGACACGAACTACAAGCTATGGCACGACACAAACTCTGAGTTTTATCACGATTTTATGCACTACCACAATCGTGTGACCGGATTCAACGACGCTTACTTCGCACGTAAGAACATACCATTTGACAATGGCCACGTGAATGTCAGCAGTTTCACTGTTAATTACGAGGAGTACGAAGGCTTTGAGGACAGAGGTGAATTATCCTTCCCCAACCTGCCACCAAACCAGTGGTACATGGTTGACCTATTCCCCGGCTTCAACTTCAACCTACGTGGCAGTGCCTACCGTAGTGACAGCGTAACCCCGTTGGGACCAAACAAGGTGCTGATTGAGTTCCGGGGATATGGCTTAAAGAGTGACAGCCCAGAAGACCGTGCTACTCGCATCGAACACCACAACTCTATCTGGGGTCCATTTGGTCGTAACCTACACGAAGACCTGATTGGTGTTGCTGGGCAGGGTACAACTATGCGTACAGGCACAGAGCCAC